CTTTACTTTACTTTCCTTTACTTTACTTGTTGAATTTCTGCATACATTTTTTTGATTTCTGCATACATTTTCACCATTTATGTTTACAATTACTGCATTTTTGCCAACACTAACTAGAAGGTACTCATTTATTACTTTGATTTCTGTTCTTCTCTTAACTACTTCAAAATACTGTTTCTGTATTCTTTCAGATGTAAGAACGGCATATTTATTGAACATACTTTCATTAAAAATACCTATCTTAATAGCATGATTTACTACCTGGTTTATTAAATTTAAATCCACACCGCTGTTTCCACCAAACCATTGTGACAAAAACAGAAGTGGGCTTCTCTCATTCCATTCACAGTAATAACCCTTATCTGAATATATCTTTTGCCAGAGTTTAACTATTACTGCAAATCCTTTAATGCCGTAGGCAGCTTCAATTTCTGCCATGTTATCGTTAGTGTGGCAATCAAGCAGAAAGCTATCTATTCCTGCTTTTGCCATATATTCACTCGCTTTCTTTCATTCCTGCTTCGTATTCTCTGTATACCTGCATCCAATCATCGAATGTCATGGTTACAAGAATATCTGCATTATTCTTTTTATGAAAAACGACCGGTAATTCATCAGCCTTTGCATCCGATTTAGCTTGTGCCATCCAATCGTATAGCTGCATCCTTTCCTGATGTTTGGCTTCAATATGTATTCCCGGAAGTCCGACAACGTCTGCATCGCCGTTGGCTCCGCAGTATTGCTGTCCTCGTCTCGTTTTATAGCCATATTCCTTTAATCGACTAGCAAGCTGTCGCTCAAACCTTGCTCCCTTCTGCTTTGAATTAACCGCCATTTTCAATCTCCTTTAACATCATTCGTGTAGCTCTAAGCGACCATCCTATGCGTTTTAATCTGCTTAATTCTTGCTTATAGTATTGTTTAACCAAATTATCTTCCTCGCCTGGAATTGGTCTGAAATAGCCGTTTCCGTCTGACAGATTGAGAATTACTGTATTTCGTCTAGCCAATGCTATTGCTTCCCTTATTTCTCTGTCTGATAGTCCGGTCGTTTGTGCTAATCTCTTTCTTGATATTGCATTCTCTCTCCCATATGGGATATATGCTTCTATATCATTTTTGACCTTCATAGCTAATCACCTGCCTTAGAAGTTAAAAGGTAATCCACTATCATCTACGTTATCCGGAATCGTCATAAATCCGTCGCTGTCTACTGGCGGTGGGTTTACTCCGTTTTCCTCGCTTACTCTTTTACTTTCAGCAAATTCATGATTTTCTGCAACCACTTCTGTTGTGTATACTGTCTTGCCGTCTTTGTCCTGATAGCTACCAGTCTGAATGCGTCCTTCAATGACTACTTTTGTTCCCTGATGTAAATACTTCTCTGCAAATTCTCCGTTTTTTCCAAATGCAACACATCTGATAAAATCCGCTGTTGCTTCTCCGTCTTTTTTAAATCTTCGGTCTACTGCCAATGTATATCTTGCAATAGCCAACTGACTGTCTCCGGATGTTGAATATCTGACCTCCGGGTCACGAGTTAATCGCCCCATTAATACAACCTTGTTCATATTCGCTCCTTTCCGCTATAAATAGCTTTTTCCAAAAATATCTCTAAATTCCTGCCTTGTATGTGTTTCTTCAAACGTTTTTTGACCTATTCTTTTTATGTACAAATCTAATTCCCGGTTGAAATGTACTCCCTCGTTAGATAAGTTGTGATGTCTGCCACACAGCCATACCTTCATTCCATACTTCTCTGATAGCCTACGATTAGCACGTCCGAAAAATATGTGATGCTCGTGTAAGTCCTGTGTTGTCTTGCAGATAAAACATTCTTTATTTTTTTGCACTATTGATTTCAATGTCCCACTCCTGCTTTATTCTGTCTAGCTCGTCCGGTGGAAGTGTCTCTATTCCAAGCTCTTTGGCTTCGCTTACTACTCCGTCAATCAGTGTAGCCATTTCCTTGCTGTCATAAGTTGATGAACCAAAGTAGCATTGAAGCTGTATTCCGTGACTTCCATTTACGTTAATTTTGCCCAATTCCCGAACTGTTCTCCATTCTGCCTTGACCTTATCAACCACTGATTTTTTAACGATAATATGGGTAAAAACTCCGTATCTGGATAGCATTTCTAGATACACATCATCCTTGTTGCTGTGTATAGCTTCTGCTATCTTGCTAAGTAACACCCACATATATGCATTTGCATCAAGGCTTCTTTTCTTCCTGAACTTAACAGCCTTGATTGACAGCTTTTCAACATCTTTTATTTTTTCAAGTTCTCCCTCAACACTTTCATTGAGGGAGAATGTAATATTTAGCTTGTTGTTCTGCCAATCTCGGCTTATATTAGTTACTCTGCCGGTACATTCCATTATTTTTCCTCCGGCTGTTTGCACAATCTATTGAAGAAATCGTTAAGCTGCGGTTGCGTTAATTTGTTCAAATCGTCAACTTTATAAGTCTGTTTGAAGAAATCAATATGATTTTCAAAGCCTTTCTCTTTAATCAAAATCATGCACTCATTCAAGGTATAGTTTTTTGTTTTAGGCTTCTGTGTCTGTGGAAATTTGAACACCTCTTCATTTTTCTTGTTTACAATAACCAGTGAAGATATGCATCCGTTATCACTATATTCAATGCTTCCAACCTTGAATTTCTCACGACACACGTATCTGTCGCCAGTCTTCTCTATTTTGCATTTAGTGTTGTCTATCCATATGAATGGCGCTGTATACAGCTCCCTGCCAATTCCCCAGTTAAAGCAGGCACGCTTGAAGCTGTCAGATGCAAGCCCTTTCTCTTTTTCCGTGTAGCTCTCTGTTCCGGTATCTTCTTTTGATACCCATATTTTTTTTTCAGCATCATAAATTGATACTGTACAGTTAGCATTATCCCTCGAATGGCTTCTTTGCCAGTTCATCGAGCCTACCTCTTCATCGAGAATGTTCATATCACATCTTGCGTCTTTATAAAGTAGAAGACTTAATCCGTTCTCTCTGATGCTTGCAATTCTACAATCTATCTCGTCAGCTCTTAACTTCCTAAATTTCATCTTCTTCTCCTTTCGCTTCTAATACCCTGCTTGCCCACATATCAGCGAAATGAATAATCATATACAACGGTGTTTCCTTCCCTTGAATTGAATATTTAAGGCTGCCATACAGTCCGTTGTGATATAAGATTGCGTGTTCTTCCTCTTCCGTTAATTCGATGAATTTAGCGCATATCTTAACGCTTCTAATTTCGTGGTCTTCGTAAAGCAAGTCCTTGTTAGTGACAAATGGCTTCTTGTCCGACTGCTTACCTGATTTAAGGATGTTTTCAACATAGTTTTTTTTGCCGAAATCTCCAATTTTTCCGATGTCATGTAAAAGTGAGCAAATCGTAATACTGTTCTTTAATTTCTTATAGTCCTCTTTGGATAGCCATGTTTTAGCCAATGCGTGAGCTGCGTTAAATACGTTAATGCTATGTACAGCCAATGCTCCGGGCTCTGACCCATGATGTTCAGTAGACGCAGGGGCTTCATAGAATCCGTTTTCTTTCATATATTTAATGAGTGCAGTAGCTCCCGTTCTTCTGGTTCCTTTAAGTGCCTTTTCGATAAATTCAATACTTTCCATTTAGTTGTCCTCGCTTTCTCTGAATAACTTATCCATCAGCTTTGCAAACAGTACAGTTGATACAAGCATTATCATCGGTTCCTTTGTAGCTTCTTCCGTTGCTACTTCTGCACATTTTTCAACGAATTTTTCCTTATTAATCGTTATTTCCTTATTCTCCATCTATTTCTTCCTCCCTTTTTTCGTACTCAAGCCTTACTTTAACCTTATCTTCTTCATCCTTTTTCGACTTTATCACAACATCCATAAATTTAGATGCATCGTTGATGTTCTTAAACCAAAATTCAGCTGTGCTATATCCTATCTCTAATATAACTATATACATTCCTTTCCCTCCTCGTATTGACCTCCTAACAGATAGTTAGCCATTCTGTCTATGCTGTTAAGCACATATGATGTAGTTACCGTAATTCCTATGACCCATATGGCTACTGATAGCCAATCACTTTCCACTTCCAACCCTGCCATTTTTAATATGATTGAAAGCAATAATCCGATAATTACATTTTTGAATTCACAAAAGCACTTGTAATTTCGTGCAGTCGTTTGGTATAATCTAATTGACATTTTATTAAAATTTTGTTTTGAGCTTGAACGTATTGCGATACATTCAGGCTCTTTTTCTTTTTTAATTTCTCCTACCTCTTTAGCTTCTAATTTCATTAATCCTCCTTAAAATGCAACTCCATTAAATCTGCTATCATCAAATATTCTGTAGCATATTTGCTATCACCATGTGTTTCTTTAACTTTCTTCCGAAATTCATCTAACGTTCCGTAGAAGCATCCGCATACGACCTTAACATCGCCATCTTCCGATTTAAAAAATGTTGTATTTCGGCAATTACGACCAAATCCTTTAATTGTAGTGTAATCCTCGTTGCCGTACACCCATGCGTTGCCGGACACCTCTGCGTCACCCAACGGACATTCCTTACAGCTTCCATCATGCTCTAAACATATCTTCCTAAGATTTCGCAAGCTGTTAATTGCTCCCACCAATTCAATCACCTCCCTTTCTATCTGCCAAACATTCTCAATATTTCTTCGTCTGTGAAATGAAGCATATCGTCCAATCTCCACAAGTCACTTAATTTAAGCCTGTCCGTTTTCGCCTGCTTGACATAGAAAGTGTTTGCTTTCATTATTTTTCTGGCTTCAATATCCTTAGCCATCTTGTTGTTTCTTATTAACGCAGTTTTAATGACTATCCTTGCTTCATCAATTCTCTCTGCTATTGATTTTCTTAAAGGCATTACTTTCCCTCCTTTCCGTATCTACTCTACAATCAAATCATCCTTAAACAGTTGCATGATGCATTTGTATGCTTCTTCTGAAAGACTTCCGTATTTACCAATCGCATATGACACCATATTAAATCTACTATATGGGATTTTTACTGCGTTCTCCTCAATGTACTTCTTCATATCAATGTAAATTGGGTTGTTTCTTGTTTCCATTTGTTTTCTCCTTAATCGAATTTAATAATAGTATGCTCACTTGCATATTTGATGAAGTTACTTGCCACCTGACTAATCGGTAGCCCTGCTTCGTTTGCGAATTGCTCTAAGATGTCGGCTGAACCTGCGTCAATCTTAATCACCGCAGAACCGTATTTGTTTCGGTTG